AGATATAAACGAAAAAAAGAAAAATGGATAGGTCCGCAATTACCATCAATTCAATTAGAAAATAATGAAATTGGTGTATTATCACCAATAAATTATAAAGAATAATTTTTATAGGAGAATAAACCATGAAACAACTATTTTTTTTACTAATCATCGCATTAACACTTTTTGCCTGTCCTAATCCGGCAGATGAGCCCTGGGAGCCGCCTGAAAACACACCGGCACCATTAACACCACCCACAAGCTTATCAGAAATCAAATTTGCCCTATATGACGGCTCTACGCTGCAATTATGGGATGGTAACACCCTAATTGATGCTTATACCGGCATAATCCGGCAGGCAGGCCACCGTAAACTGTCGATTGATAATGCAATTTATTATTTTGATGAATTTGCTAATTCCACCTATTCGGCCTGGCTAAATATTATCCCGGATGCAATCACGGTCAGGGATACGCAATCGGCATCAAGAGCAGTTGTATATACCGATGACATTTACACGCTTGAGACCATTGATGCAAACGAAGCGTATGCACTCGGAGCACTACCAAGGCCATATACGCGAATTTATGAAAATGCCATTGAGGTTGGAATATGGTATGAAAATCAATGGGAAACATCAGATGTTATAACATCAGCAAGCGGGCATATTGTAATCATCGATACTGTCGAAGCATATCACAATATAACAAATGGCAAAATAATTGACACTGTTTATGAAGGTGGTATCATGTTGCATGACATGGGAACAGAGCACGGATTTATAACTGATGAAACAGGTACATATGAGGTTACGTGGGAAATGAACCACTTTGATCATTCTGTATGGCAAAAAGCAGGTGATACCTGGTACACCGAAAACGGTTATGAATGGACAGCAACAGGCGGTGTTATAAGTAATGCAAATGCAATGTATGCTTGGAATTCATTTGATACATATCCGGATAGCTATGATGCTATTTACGGTGAGCGACCATATTTACTGCCTGCCGGTGTCAAAGAAATTGATATCGGTGAATACTGCCTATACTGGATTGAAACTGTAACCGGCCAATTATATAAATATACTCCATTAGGCGATAGCTTGGAATTGGTTACAGAAATATATGAAGGTGCCGATACCCGCATGGAAGCGATACCATACTACAATACACTTGATCCTGAATTGATTGATAATGAGATATGGTATCATGAAAATGGAATGATTAAGTATATTGATCTTGATACCCTTGAAATTAGTATTTTTTCAGGTGATGCGGAGTTAATAGTGTGGGAATAAAATGTGATAACAGGAAAAAATTAATTGGATGTCCTTATTTTTTTGGCGGTGATTGCACCTATAAAAAACTTAAAACTGATAAAAAAGCTTGTAAGCAAAGATAATATCAGCCCGGCCACACCGGGCTTTTTTATTCTATTCCGTATTTCTCTTTTAAATTTAAAACTTCCACATCATACCAGTTACGCGCTTTTTGAAGTGCATTATCATCACCCTGTATTTCTAAAGTAGATCTCATGTTAGCTGCTTGACTCGCAAGTGACTTTTTAATACTATTTACTTCATTTATCTTTTCCTGCTCTGTCATAGCTTCAATGCGCATAACTTCAAATTGATCTGGAGTTACTTCTGACATAAGCAAACCGTCAGGCTCTTCTCCCAGTTTTTCAACCTTCAATATTTTACCGTCTTTTATATATTTGACGCCTATTTTATTTACAATTAAATTACCATCTACATCAACTTTACATCCAGGATTATCAATTATTTTTTTTCCTAATTCAGATGCTAATTCATCTGTAATACAAATCTCTCCTTGCCTTGGTTCAAAATAAACAATTGATTCATTCCATATTTTTTTATCAGCAATCTTTTTTTCTTTTAACAATACTTTCATTTCATCATTAAGAATTTCAATTTGTATATTTTTTAATTGAATTTCATAATCAACTTTAGCTGCTTTGTTTATATCACCATTTTTTTTATGTTGCTCATATTGCGTAATAAGATCATTAACAACTTTATAAATTGCATTAATTTCATTTGCTTTTTTTTCTACTTTTTTAGCCTGCTCTGTGATATCTTTTTTTCCAGCTTCAACTTTTGTTGCCTCTGGATCAATGACTGGCTGATCAAAGCCAGTAATAATATTATAACCATCTATCATTTGTGTAATTATAGTTTTCATATTTATTCTCCCTTAATATCTTATTGCAAATTTAGTTGCTCTATTTATCATACGTGTTTCTGTACTTGTTTGCGGAGTTCCCCCAACACCATCATTCATTATTTGTTGTGCTACACCACCTCCAGTAGTTCTAACAACTTCAGAGACTCCAGCGCCCATTGTATTATCATCTTTATTAACACTCGCCCCATCTCCATGAGCATGTGACTGAAAAGCATGATCCTGCAAATGTCCTAAATCTCTACTTGCACCATCAGGATCAACGCTTGCTGCTGTATCAAGACCCCTAACAGTATAACCTCTTGATTCTGGTAAAATAAGATATACACCTGCTGTATTCCTAATAGTTCCAGCCGCATCATCTGCATGATAATATTCACTTGCCGTTGGATTACTTGGATCTCCAACATAAACCTTAGCATCAAGATCTGGATAAGTTGCCCTTAAAATACCTTGACCATTTAACAGTAATAATCTTGCTCCAAATGTTGCCGGATCTGCATTAAGATTCCATTCACAAATAGTCCCTGGTGGTGCAATAAGCAATTGTATTGCTTCTACTATCTGTGATGCTCCAACGGCTTCGGTTACCCCGTCAGGTGTTATACCTGTTTTTGTAAATAATTCTTGTGTCCAGCCCCACATCCAGTTGTCAATCATAGCTGCTATAAACTCTGTTCCATCTGTAGCACCGGCACCGGTAGCATTTTTACCAGTATAACCGAGTGGACCAGACCCGGTATAATTTGCAAATACTGCGCTAATATCTATCATTTAGCAATCCTCCCTTTTTCATAAGCATGATACATATCATGTGTTTGTTGGCTTTTATATCCTTTAAATCCATGATTATATCTTTTAAGATTGACACCTCCGTCAAAATACTCACTTATCCATTTTTCAAAATCTTTTATAATTTCTTCATTCATTAATTATTCCTTACGTATAATTTATAATCAATCCCGCCCAACTATGCAGCGGTTTATATTTTAATATTATTCTCTCAAAAGCAACTTTTCTTTCAATCGGAATATCAGCAGTAGCTATTGATGTTAATTCTCCCGATACTCCCCTTGTAGCATCACCACCGACAAAAAAGAAAAATGGCCAACTATTAGGATCATCCGGTATAGGATAAATTATAATATCTTGTACCAGATCATCATACTTACCTGCATAAGCATTTGCATTGCCAGCAAACATAGTACTACCATTAGCAACAGAGATATAATCTGGTCTCTGTGTAAACAGTTTTCCATTAACAAGTAAATCTCCACCGGTTTTACCTGCTATCGAAGTATATACACCTGGTGTAACTGGATAAAATCCGGCATAAGCATTATCACCATCAGCCACCATAAACGGTACGGAATTTAAAAATAAATCAGAATCAACGGCAGGTGAATTTTCATGTACTTGAACATCAAAACCGGCAGCATTGAGAGCTGATTGCAAACCGTCTTTTGAACCATTTGTTGTCCCGGTATAAACAAGAGCTGCTAATTGCTCTCTTCTTGTTTCTTCTGACAATCTTTCATCTGTTTGAATTCCATATTCTTTTTCAAGATCAGATAATATCGGTGTTGTAAATGGATCGCGAACACAAGAAATGCATTGTAAAAATAAAGTAACAAGCTCTGCATTATCACTCATTCCGTCAAGCAATTTATCAAAATCACCATCTTGTTTTAATTGCCATAAACTACCGTTATCTGGCAATAATGCGTCGTAAACCGATCTACTTAAATTATCAGGCATAAGCAACAGCTCCCAATTTTGCAAGCTCATTTGCATTAAGTTGATACTCGCTTATAGATGTTCCTGGTGAAGTATCAAAAATAATACTTCCGACAAACCCTCCGTATGATGAAACAACATCTTGAACTATTTTACTTACAGCCGGATCTGTCATTCTGTCATTTCTACCTATTGGAGAATCAAGACCATCTACAAATGGCCTAACAGATCTAAAATAATTACTTAAAGCTGTTTCTATATCAGTTTTCGCTTGAGCTTCAACATTTGCGTCAATTGTAAGACTCGATATTCCAACATAAAAAGTTGTCCTGACTATAGGTTCTACATATAATGTATCATCTGTCAACCCTAACGGTTGTCTACTTATTCCTGTTTCAGGATCTTCTGTAATTGATTCACGCACATCATCAAGCAAACTTTGTGGTGGTATTCCGTCAGGATCAATATCAGTTGTAGCCTCAATATAAACAGTCCTATCCGGTGGAGCACTTGCAAGAGCAGATGTAATCGGTTTACCAGCAAACGGATAAGCTCTGGCAACTCCTGCAACCTCTTGTGACCATATTCTATAATCAGCAGAATTACCACCGCCAGGGGTAGCACGTATAACATCAAGTATTCTTTGCCTGTATACTTCGGTATCCTCTGATTCTGCTCCGGTATTTGTGATTACCGTTATGATAGCCACACTTTCAGCACCTGAAACAGGAGTCCCGATTGTCATTGTATCAGATACTTGCAGATTACCAGCAACCCCTGTTTGTTTGGCGGTTACATTTATAGTTGCTACCCCACCGGCAGCAATTACAGCAGCATCAACAGCATAACGAATGCCATTAGCATCTCCGACAAAATCAACAGTGATCGGAATGACTGTTCCATTTACAGCAGGAAGCTCAATTGTATATTGTGCCGGTTCTGCCTGCCTTATTGGCACACCGTAATTATTGCCTATCTTAATTAGCTGATCTCTGTTTGCAGTAATCGCCAAACATCCAAGTACTTCTTGTGCTGCCCATTTATAAATTCCTGTAAATTGACCAGATTCAAGCGCAGCAAGTACACGTAAAAAAGCCTTGTCGTTAAGCGGAGAAGTTTGACCGAGACTGCCTTCTAAATTTGCAAGAAAGTCTTCAAACTGTTCTCTGGTAGTCGGTATTTGTAATGGCATATCAAACCGCCTTATCTATTTTATGTTTTAATTCGCAATAATTCATTTCATCTTCAAATTGTTTTATTGCTTTATCAATTTGAATATATTCTGATATATCTGTATTGTTAGATTCAATAATCATTTCCATAATTTCTCTTTCTTGATAAAAATTCATTATATACTCACTTCACATAAGCAGGATCAACCGCTTGATTCTGCCAGTTTTGACTATTACGGCTCAATCTTAATTCTTGGACATCACTTCCAGGTGGTTGTATTTTAGTATTCATGTCTAACCGCCATCCAGTAGGATTTATAACATCAGCTTCAATATTACCAAATGCAGGATTTTTCAAATTTCTTTCAGCCGACTGTTTTATATCTTCTAACTTCCTTAAGGTGATAGCACCACTTGCTACCTCTTCAAAATCACTATCAAGATGCTGATTAGGATCATCCATAAGAGAATTTCCCCACCATCCATTCCCGCCAAAAAGAGAAATCATAGCCTGATTTTCAACACCTGCATCCATGACTGGTTGACCTGATATGAATTTTAAATCAGATCCATTTTCCGTTAGGTATAATTTAGGATCACCTTGGAATCTGTTATTCATTTTCTATCCTCACGTAATTTTACACATCCCCACGATTCATTTAAAATACAAGAAATTGACTTACATGTTTGACACGGTCTTTTACTAAATC